GCGTCGTTGAGTTGAAATGGCTGACCGAACCCTGTGGTCGTTTGGAACCCGACGAGGACTTGGTATGTGGGGACGGTCACAATGTCGCTGCCGGTGCGAAGACAACGCCTGAGTCGCGTTGCGCTGCCAATATTGCGTCGATGATGTCCTGCCCAATAGTCGCGGGCGAACTAATGAGTCCTGCGTCCAAGTTAATAACGAGGTTGTCGAATGGCCCGATTCCGCCGATGCCTGCTTGCTCGAATCCCCCTGCATTGCCTGACGTGTTGTCAAAAATTGATTCTGGAGCCTTAACTGCTTTTGGTGGTACTGGTGGGATAGTTGCAGGCGCTCCGCCTGCTGCGCCAGAAATAGTTGATCCGGCAAACATTGCTTCGGCTTGTTGCGTTGAGACGGGACGATTTGACATTGGGTTTTGTGCCGTTAACTGATCAAAAGTTGGAAGACCTTTAACTTTGTAATTCCCTAAGTCGCCTGTGCGCAAGAAGTTAATTACTGATAACGGAATGGCAAGTGCATTCATGATGCCGTTTACCAATCCAGCAATTGAGTTGTAGATTTTGCCGAAAGTGTTAATCATGCCGTCAGCGCCTGTGCCTAGTGTTGCAATTTCTTTCCCAAGTTGGTTGACGCCACCTGCTGCGCCCTTGAGACCAAATGCTTCAGAGATGCGAACTGCTGATTCTCCAAGTTTGGTCAAGATGGGAAGCACCTTGTAGCCGATTGACTCTTCAAGTTCCCCTAGGGTGATTTTAAGGCGAGCCATTACGCCCTCGTAAGTTTCCGCTTTGTCTTTTGCTGCCCCGCCGAAACGATCCTCGAGCATTCCCTGGACTTTTTCAAATCCTGCTGCTTTTAATGTTGCAGCGTCATAGCCGACGCCAAGTTTGGCGAGAGCGCCATAGGAGCCTTCCTGAGCCTTCGCAAGAGCGTTAGCCACCGTCTCGACCGATTTACCAGTTGAGGCGCTTAGGTCAAGGCTGAGGTTTAGTAGGTCTTGAGCCTTGGTGACGTCGCCTGTTGCCCTGACGAGCCTGCCCAGGGCGGGACGAAGATTGTCGTCCGCGACTCCAGTTGCGCGTTGAGTTTTGTCGATGAATTCTTCCAGACCTTTAATCTGCAAGTCAGATGCCGTTGTGCTTGCCTTAATTGCGTTAGCCAATTCAACTTGTGCTGCTTGATCTTCTGCCGCTGCTTGCGCTGCTTTAAAGAGGACTGCTCCCGCAGCTGCTGCGCCAACTGCCAAGGCTGCAAAAGCAACGACTGCAACTTCTCCTGCTTTCTTTGCTGCAAAGCCAACTTTCTCTGTGCCGGACTCAAGGTTCTTAAATTCGTTGAGGGCGGACTTAATTCCTTTGCCGTCAAATTCTGTGATGATTGGAATTGCAAGTGCCATTAGTCAAGTTCTCTCTGTACGACCCTGATTGCGTCTTTAGATGCTCTAAGCATTTCACGTTCAATTTCTCCGCGTTTGCGAAACACGGCAGGCCCAAGATTGCGCGTATGGTTTGGCGCAGGAATTGACCCGAGATTGTTGCCAAGGCTGTTAGATGTTTTGCGTCCAGCCGCTTCCCAAATTGCAGCGCCAGCGTTGGTCTGCTGAATGTAGATTAAGGATGTTGCTTCACGGCTTGCGTCGACTTTTAATTTGACGCCTGAGATTGCTCGGGCAACTGAAAACGGAAACTTCTTGCTCCCGTTTTGAGTCCAGTTGCGAGCCATGCCAGAGAGATACTCGCGTTGGTACCCTCGCCTGACTTCGTCAATGGCGGGCTGTGCAATAAATGTTGCATCTCGAACAAACTGTTTGCGAAGTCCAGGCTCAACTTTGTTGAGGGAACGAATCGCTTCCTTGAGTCCTTGAATCTCAATGGTTGTGTTCGTTGTCATCGTCTTTGCCGTGATTTCTTTTGTTCTTGCAACACGTCAACAACCGTGAAAAGGTCGTCTGTGTCGAATGGGATGTCGGGTGTCCAGTAGCCAGTCGCGACAAGAACCTCCGCTAGTGAGCGTCGGAAACTGCCGCTTCTGTAAAACTTCCTGACTCCTCCGAGATGACGTCAATTGCTTTGGTCTTCTTGATGAAGTCGTCAAAGGCCAGGGGAGTTGTGATTCCCGCAGCTCGAGCAGATTCAAATGCAAAGAATGCAAGATCTTCTGCGCCGATGCCGTTGCCAAGACTGGATGCTTGTCGTTTGAATTTGCGTTCCCATGCGACGACAACGAATAGATTCGTTTCGACTTCATATGGGTCGCCTTCAATCGGTGTTACTTGTAGTCGGATTTTCATTGTTTCCCTCTTTTGTTATTTACGGAGTAGTGACGTCTCGTACCCAGGTGCCGTTAGAGAACGACACTGTGGCTACGGCAAGGGTGCCGATGGACGACATGATGACCGGAGCGGCGTCCAATGTGCACGTCGTAATCGTGAACTCTGGATTGCTCGCAGACTCCGTGGTGCCTGATGGCGACACAACAATTGTGCATGAACCCGCAGCGACGATTGCGCTGAGGAGGGTTTCCATTTCGGTTGTGCCGTATGAGAGATACAGCGACAAGTTAACCGAGACGCTTTGTAGGCCTTTTACTGCCTGTCGGCCTGTGTCCGCTAGCGATGTGCTCTCGAGAAGTTCAAAGCCCAAAAGTACCTCACAGGAGGAAAGTTGATCGCTGACATCCACGGCTGCTCCGCCTGTGGGGGTGATTGAGCAGGTTGCACCTGACAGGAATGTTGCTGTTGCCATTGGTGGCTCCTTAGTTTCTACGCACCGCTATTGCAACGGTGAGATCGTATGTGGGTATGTCTTGCCCGCCGTAGTTTGCATTGCCTGGACGGGCGTCTGTAACTGCGATGGGCGAGTTCATGATTGTGTCAACAGTTGACATGAGATAGTCGCCTGAGTCCTGATTGCCTGGAGGGGCTGCCAAGACTCTGACGGGTATCCGAAAGTCGCCGACGTTGTAAGTGAACGAAGTCATGACGGGGAGTTCAATCATGACGGACATTGGGCGCGCGTTTCGGGGATCTGTTACGGGTTTGAGACCGAGAGCGGTGAGTTGTGTTTTGATTGCGTTGACTGCGTCGACGAGGATTCCTGTTGCAGCCATTACGCAACCTGTGGTCTTCCGCAGCCGATTAGAGCCATAATACGTCCCATTGTTGAAGGAATGGGAATTGAAGACATTGCATCAAATGAGGCGAAGGAGTCTGCTGATCCGCGCTCACGATAGAGGGTTGCTGCATACATAATTGTGCCGAGTTTCACGTCGGCACCTGGCACCGTTGACTGCGAATCGGTGTAGCCCGCTTCGCGACGCTTGCGATAGATGTAGTTGTTGGCAGCGTTAACGCAGACCGTAATGAAGGCCGTGTCGTTAGCGGTTGCCACGTCGATGCCGAGCCATGAGGTCACATCAGCTGCAACAATCCAAGACACAGACGGGGTGAAGGTGACTGTGCCGGTAGCAGTAGACCGAGTGAAGTCTGAGCCTGCGTTGACATACATGAACTGGTAAAGACGAATTACATCGGAGTCAAATTCAAGGTCGCCCTCGTCAGATACCCCGATGAATTCAAAGTCTTGTGTTGAAACAATGGTATGTGTACCCGAGAATCCATGACCTGCGCCTGCAATGACAACGGAGTCTCCGACTTGGATACCAGTCTCAACAAAGGTCTGAAGAATGGCGTACCCATCGAGGCGCGTATGAAACGCGAGATCGTAAGTAGCCATCGTTCAGTCCCTTTAAGAGTTCGTCTGAATCAGACGAACGCAGCCTTGATGGTGAGCGTTGGGTCAATGACCTTTGATGCCCAGTACCCTCTGAACGCAATTTGGCGCGAGAGCTGAGAGGGCATCTCCACTGATATGGCCCCTTTCGCCAATTCATACGACTCAAGCGCACGAGGGTCAAGGATGGTCATACCAGCCGAGGTCAAGTTGCGGTCAACTACGACGCGAAGACCGAAGGCGAATGCGCCCTGTGTCGATGCGACGTTGAGTGAACCGTATGCGTTCATCGGGCCGACCTGTGGGAACAACGGACGGTCTGCGGTGTCGCTAAGTGAACCCATCAACTTCCAGACGTTTGGTGACACTGCAAGGATTGACGGAAGGTTTCCGTTTGAACCCGAAAGGATGTCTGCAGCTGCGGTGTACATCCACTCGACCCAATATGCAGGGTCTGCGATTGATGCGTTTGCAAAGTTGTTGCTGTTGGTTGTGCCAGTCTGCAACTCTGAACAAGCGAGCAGGTCTGTCCGATCTGCATATACGCGTCCCATGTCGTCCAACAATGCGCCGAGAACTTCTGGCTGTGACCAGTCCATTGAAGCCTCTGAGATTTCAACGTATCCACCTTGAATTGTCTTGGTGATTTGTACGTCTTCAATTTCAAAAGTTGAAGCAGTGATTGTCGTGTTCTGTGTTGCAGTGCCGATTGAACTGTTTGTTTTTACTACAGGGCGAATGAAGACTGCGCCTCCCTGGGGCATCGGACGAAGAATTGTGGCATCCACGAGAGGGCGCGAGCCTACAAACGAGTTGAACACATTTTGAACGATGGGGGTCGGGATGACGCCTGGAATATCGACTGTGGTGATGTCTGGAGCGGCTGCGCGAATGTTGTCGTTTAACTGTGCGAAGTCGTGACCACCGCGAACGAATGACGCAATGTATTCAGACGCTGAAGGAAGTTTGAATTCGCGTCGTGCTGAAG